AATCATTCTGCGTGAAACAAAATATGTTGTATTACCTTCAGTGTTCATATCTTTACGAACCTTGTAGCCGCATTGGCGCAAGTCGCTGATACGAGCCCGAAGATTTTTGATGCCAAACAAAGACCTTGCTTGGGGTGCAGAGATTCCACGACCAGTACCACGCAAATACGATACCAAGAGTTCTGTCTGTGTTTTGCTAGAATTTACAAATGCCATTTTAAATACCTCATCAATTAATGATAAAAAAATTACTAAGAATTATTTCTTAGCGTCTGTTTTAGCCTCTGCTTTTACTGCTTTCTCTTTTGGAGTAACCACTTTTGGATGTGCTTTCTTTTTAGAGTCTGCTTTAGCGGCAGGTGCTGATGCTGGTGTTGCAGGTTTTGCCGCAGATTTTGTTTCTGCTGGTTTGTCTGCCGCAACTGCAACTAGGGATAGAGTAGTGATTGCTACTGCTGTCAATGTTTTAACTAATTTCATAAAATCTCCTAATTTGTTTTGAGATAAGATTATCTCATATTATACAACGTTTGTCAAGTGTTTAGCGTTGACAAATTTATTTATGCCAGTTTTTTCAAGGTTGCTCTAAGCATCCACGCATGTTTGTTAAAAGCATCTTGTCTCTCTGCCATAAAATTACTAATATGATGTGCATTATTTTTTTCTGCAAGTTCATATGTGCGTTCGATGTTGGCCAACATGATAGAAACATCGTCCAATAGTCTTTGAAACATCACTTCGGCGGCCGGTATATTTTCATCACTTTGGACTTGTGATAACTGAATAAATCGATTAAAACTTCCAGGCGCATATGCATCCAATCCACGAATCTGTTCTGCAATTTTATCAACAACGCCATAAACTTCTTCATACATTTTCTGCAAAAATGAATGATTTTGTGGAAAATTAGAACCGGTAATGTTCCAGTGATAGTAGTGTGTTTTTAAATAAAATGCATAATGATTTGCCAAATTCACTTTTAACGATTGTATTAGTTCATCCATTTTATTCTACTTCCCTCTTTTTGTTTCCAATATTATATTTAGCAGTTAAGAGCCAGTCGTTCTTTTCTTTGAACGAAATTATTTTGATTTGAGACAATGGTGCTATAGGCTGTTCAACATTTGTTGCCTTAGGAACAATTTCAATTAGACCCCATTCGGCTAATAGCTTTGCAATTGTATTTCTTCTAGCTAAATCGTTCTCTTCAAAGTCGGTTGGTTTGCCATCTAGCGCAAATAACTCTTTAAAATGTACAATATAGTACTTTCCTTTTTTGTGTAGAATATGACATGATTGGTATAGAGTTTTATCTTTTCTAGATGCCACACCTATTCTTGTCAATGTCTCTTTCACTTTAAGAAAATCGTCTTCTTGTTTTAATCTTACTTCAAGTAAGTCTTCAATGTTCACCGCCATTCTTTTTCTCCTTAGACTTCAAGCCACCTTTTTCTATTTTTTGTCGCATGATTTTAAGTTGATCGGAGGTTATGAGATTCTGCACTTGTTTAGCTTTAGCGTAACTATAGCCAAAATATTCTGAAATCACATTAATGTCCTCAACTATTTCATTTTTAAACCATTTACTGAACCTTTTTTTGGGTCTGATGGTATTTAGTAAATAAAGAAACTGAGGTTTATTGTCGAGAAGATGGCGGCTGTTCATCTCATTTGCATATAAGATTGTGTCTGAGAAGTAAGATAGTCCTTTATTTACGATGTATGCATTATATGATTTTTCGGCTAAGTCATCATTGTCAGTATCAACCATCATGTTTTCTTTTGATTGGTTGATAGCATTTAGGTAGTCAAATGGTGTCATTTTTTATCCATTCCATAGCACGTTGTATCACTTCAGAAGATTCTTTCAATTTTCCTATTGCAGTATTGCAATTGTCGCATATCCAACCTCTTATTTTTCCTGTGTGATGATTATGATCCAGTCTAGCATAACTTCCTAAAACTTCATCGTGACATATTGGACACGTAAGATTTATTGGTCTATGCCAAAACTTTTTTTCTTTGCCAATTTTTAATTTTTTATTTCGACAGGAATCACATGCCGGTCTGCGAATCGCATAATGTTTTTCGGGTAAATCTTCTCTATAAAATTTTCGATTAACTGAAAACTGCTCTATGGGCTTTTCTTCTTTACAGTCTCTACATATTTTTGTTTCGACTAATATTTCTTCGCCCCAAAGATTTCTCATTTGAATTCGCAGTCAACCATCACTTCAGTCAAGAAAGCGACAAAGTTAATTTCTTGGTCAACAACAAATGCAGACTTGTATTGATAATCAGCAAGCAATAGAACCATACGTGGAACAGAATCGGACTTCAAGCATTCATTGCTGTTCTCGAAAATTCGTCTAAACAAAACTGATGGCTCATTGTCTAGATTCTCTGCAACCCACTTACGCATACCTGTGAAGTCTTTTGCTTTCAATCGTTCAACTAATGTCTTGAAATTGTCACTTGAGATATTTGCGAGAATTCCAGTATCAATCTTACCTGTAGCAGAGTAACGTTGCAGTTCATTGAGAACACGCCTCCAATCAGGAAAGTGTTTCATAATAAGTTCAGCAACAACCTTCTCTTCAAACTCCACATTTTCTTTTTGTAGAATGCCAGTCATACGTTTCATAAAACGACCAGCAAGTTTTGGCTTGTCTGCGGCGTTTATCTTAAACTGTACAACAGAACATCGGCTGTGAAGAGGTGCGATGATACGATTGAGAAAGTTGCAAGTAAGGATAAAACCACAATTAGCAGAAAACTCTTCCATGAAGTTCCTGAGTGCGGGTTGAGTAGATTGAGGATTAAGGTAATCAGCCTCGTCAAGTATGACATATTTTCGTCCACCAGAAAATGAAACGGTCGATGCAAAGTTTTTAATTTCGTTGCGTAGTGTGTCGATGTTTCCGTTCATCGATCCGTTAATAACAATGTAAGTGCATCCAAGTTCCTCAAGCATAGCCTTGGCGATAGTAGTTTTACCAACGCCAGGACCACCCGTAAGAATTAGATTGGGAACGTTCTTTTGGTCAACAAATTGTTGGAACGTAGCCTTTAAGTCTGCTGGAAGAATTGTGTCTTCAACAGTTTTTGGTCGATACTTCTCGACCCACAAGAAATCTTGTAGCATGTGTTCACCTTATCATAACATAAAAATATATTCTAACACATTGCATGTTAGAATGCAAGCGAGTGTTACTTAGCAACACTCTCATATAAAGTCTCAACATCGTCTTGCTCTTGTTGGACTTCGGTGAAGTTTTGTTTGTGATAAATCTTTGCAAGTTTGCGAGTGTACTTTTTAGGCAACTCAAATTTATCTTCTACTGTGGTAAGAATGTCTTTAATCAAATCACGTTCCGCTTCAATGCGAGTGAGTGAGTTTGAAATTTCGACAAGTGCATCCAGAATCTTTTTACGGTCCTCTGGAGAGGACGGAACAATCACGTTACTCATTATATTAACCTTCGTACTTAGAGCCAGCTTCAGTAGCAATCCAATATTCAATTTGATCGGTTGCATGTTTAAAATGTGAAATGCCTTTAGATGAAATTGCTACATCATAAGTTCCAGCAATCATTTTAAGATTTTCTGTATTAAAAATCAATTTAAAGTTTGCTGTAGTCTCGCCAACTTTGATTGAGAAGTTATCGGAGTCTGCATTCTTAACATCAAGTGCAGAGATAGAGATTTCACTACCATCACCAACAACTGCAATGTTTGGAAGACCCAAGATGCCAGACAACTTCAATACTTGATTCATATCGTCTTTTGTCAATCGAAAATTCACTTCGGCATTTTCAATCTTAATTTCTTTTGCTGGCGGCGCAACAATCATAGACTCATCGGCAAGACCATAAGTGGTTTTAGATGTTCCAGATTTGATTGTGAGATTATTTGCATCAGTATTAATAACAATCTCAGGGGCTGTCAAAGAACCACACAGAGACAAGAAACGATTCAAGTCATAAATGACAAAATCTTTTTCGAATGTTTCTGTTACTGTAGCTTTGCCGAGTACGTTCTGCCCTTTGGAGATAGTTCGTATTACGGAGCCTTCTTTAAATTGCATACCAGCATTAATGGTAGCAAAGTTTTTAAGAACGTTGATTGTTGATTCACTTAATTTCATTTTGTTTTCCTTCATTCAAGTCATGTACGTGTAGCATGATTATAGCATAGTGTATAATTTTTAGCAAGTCTTTACGATTACGGCCGTCTTTCTTGCCATACCTTTGTGCATATTTCAGCACGTTTCCAATACAGAATCCTTCACCATGTCCACCATCAATGATGAATTCTGTTGCTTGAAATTT